TGTTCCCGTGAAATCCAGGACCATACCATGAGCTAATGACTGACAGAGTAGTTAGAATAGGAATCATAATAATAAAGCGAAGAACTTTAATATTGATTACTCCTACTAATCCGCCAATACACTCGCAGCACTGACGGATCTATTGATGTCAGCAGCCTTTCTTGCCGCCGCCTCCTTTACCTTTGCCTTTCATTAGAAGATACCGGGAATCAGTTGACCAGTAACAGCGTAAGCGCCGATAGCTGCAATAACGCCAAGCATAGCCAGGCGACCATTGAGAAGCTCTGCTCGCTCATTATGGGATTGATGATAATTAGGGTCCATATACATTGGTGGCTCTTTGGCCCAGATGTTTGTGTCGTTCATTAGAAGTTAAGATCAGATGCCTCAAGCTTTGCAGCTACATCTGCTCGATATGCAGGGTCATTGTCGTAGCGAGGATCGCTCATGGCACGTACCAATTCAGCTTGACTACGGAAACCTTGTGCTTGAGCAGCAGGTGCCTTACCAGTCAACATCTGACCGTCATAACCTTGAGCTTCTTGATACCTGAACGCAAGTGCATTAACAGCAAAGTAACAGGCAAGAGGATCACCCCGTTCCATTACTGCGTCATACATGTTGATCTCTTGTTCAGATAGTGCGTCTTGAGCCCAGGTCATCATCTGACCGTATTGCTCTTGACCTCCCACAATTCCTTGCAGTGCATCAACATCACCTTCACTCAGGCTTACAGTCTCGCCACCTTCCTCAATCTGTGATCGGAAGTCTAAATACATCTGAGCAAGATCTGCAGGATCCATCTTCTGCAGTGCTTCCAGTGTTTCCTCAGAATACTCGTTCTGAGATTCTTCCCACAGTCGATCAAGGAAGCTAGTGTCTACTTCCTGTTCTTCTGTTTCTTCTTCTGGTTCAGCTTCTACTTCCTCTTGTTCTCGTGCGTTGGGATCACCAAGCTTACGTTGTAGTTCAATGTATGCTTGTTCAAGATCTTCTGCATCCCTGAACTTACCAGCAAGTAGTTGCTGCTGTTGTTCTTCTAATGCTTCTCCAACTTTTAAAGAGTCTAGTTCTTCAGCGCTAAACTCACCATCTTGTGATTCAGTCGGATCGTACGTCAGTGTAGCCATTGGTGGTAATTACTTTCAAGTTTCCAAGACCAACTCGTTCAACACGATTGGGTACACCAATAGTTGGTTTGCCGATCTTGGTACGTGGTGCATATTTGTTGTCAGACTCATTAAAGAGATCTCTGTCTTCAGCCGATAACGGGGGTGTTACTGGCTGTGTTTTGGTTCGCTTCGGGCGGGACGGCGTTGCCTTGTCCATTGATCATCTCCATTGCTTGTGGGTTTTTAGTTGGATCCATCAGAGGTGTCTTTGCAAGTTGACCAACCTGCTGTGTCAGCATCATTTCCTTCTGCATATCCATGTTCTGCATCTGTTCCTGTTGCATTTCCTCAACCGACTTCACCAGGTTCAATACATCAATACCTTGTGCAGCAGCAAGACGTTTGATTACCTCATTACTGTTGATGTACTTGGCAATTGATTCTGGACCCATGGTCTGAGCAATAGTAGTCAAGAAAGCAGATAAGCTTTCTCGATCTTGTCCTCTACCCAGTGCATTAACACCAGCAACAATAGTAGGCTTAACAATGTCCTTTGGTAGACGTGGAATCTGTCCAGTCTTTTGGAAGACATTCAGCTTTCGATTAAGATATGGAACAAGGAACTCAGTAGTCAGCAAACTAAACAGTCCACCAAGTTGTTGTTCCAATTCCATTTGAGTCATCCGTACTTCTTCTGCAGTAGTCCGTTCAGACTGACGTACAGAAAGAATCAGGAATGCTTCAGACAACCGACGTTCCAATTGCTGCATCATTTCAAATGCAGTCCTGAAGTCAGCCGTCTTACCAACCTGGATAACACCAATGTCATCAGGTCTTCCTTGAACGATGGCACCGTTGCCTGCCTGGGCTAGGGTGGCCGGTTTGGTAGTGCTTGAGGGTGATACTACGAAGACAACCTTAGCGGCTGCTGCAGATCCTTCTACTAATGCCTGGCTGAGTGCTTCAAGGGAACGTAAGTCACCAATGAATTCCTCAACCCTGCCTCTACCATACACTTCACCATCAACAGTATTGAACCGAAGAACAAGCCATGGGTTTGCTTCGATGGGTGCTTTGCCCATTGAACCTGGAATGATCTTGTCTTCGTATTCTTGATGCCAGACAAACCTATTATTGTCTCGGCGGATATGTGTGTAGATATCAGCTTCATCATTACGTTCTGCCTCAGTACCTGCCACATCATTGGGCACAGCTTGAGGTAGAACCTTCATTAGAAGCTTCTTTGAGATGCGTTCTTTTGTGACTATTTCAAGCACATTACCGTTACCATCTCTTTCTACTACGTAGCGATTCAAGGGGTAAAGCTTGAGTTGCTTCTCTCCCATAAAGATCAACGCATTACCTGTTACCACAAGATGCTTCAGTGCTTGGTGTACAACGACACGATCACTAGAAGCAGCAATGGATTCAAGGATAACTCGTTCGATCTTTGAAAAGGAGAGATCCAACTCAGACTTAGCTTCGGGAGGAAGCTCAGTACCCAATGCACTGTCATTTACCTGAAGCTTAAAGAAGCTGGTTTGAGGAGGCAGTAGAGCCAGCATCAATTTAGATGCCAGAGTGACTACCCCTTTTGCACCAACGCTTTGCCAGGGGGTGGGTAGATGACGTGCTCCTTTGACCCACTCCTCTTCACCACGATTCAGGTAAGGAAGAGTAAGGTCAGCAGCTTGTCTTGCTACGTTTAGAAATTGGGAACGGTCACTTGCTAAATAGTCATACCGTGTTTTGGCTGACATTGTTATTTGTTAAGAGCATTGCCGTATTGCAGTCCGCGACCAAGCAGACCAGTACCACGCCCATAAATGCCTAACTTACGTAGGCGTGATTTAGCGCGATTGAGTTTGGTGGCTCCAAGAGCACCCGCACCACCACCCGACAACATTCCTGGACCAAGAGGCGTTTCCTCTTGAGGGACAGTGGTTTCAGGGTTAACGGTTTCAGCTGTTGTATTTGCTGAACCGGCATTTGCAAATGGACCTGGACCGTTAGGATCAGACTCCTCTCCAGTCATCATTCCATCGTATGGACCTGACTCACGCTTGTTACCACCAAAGCCTGAGATAGCAACACGACCACCTTTACGGATTTGTGTACCACCAATCATCAGTCCAGTGCCAGGAGTACCAGCAGTGCCACCAACACGCTGACCTTGGATCATTGCACCGGGAGTAGCTGGTGTACCAATCATTTCTTGCAGAGCACGACCGATGTTACCTGTACCAAAGTTAGGCTGACTATAGGCCGGTGCTTTTTCTGCTTGCTTAATAAGCATATTAGCGGCACCTGAATTAAGCCGGACATCTTGTCCGTTCTTATTCATGGCATCCATTCGCTTGATTACCGTTGCAGCATTATTCTTTCCTGCAATCGAGTCAAACTCTTTGCGGGTAATACCTCCCTCTTGTGCAGCACGAATTGCTTTTTTGATACCGCCTTTGTTTTCTTTGTTCTTGTTAGCCATTTTGTTCTTCGGTGAGACGATGGTTAATCCACTCGACCACAGAACGTTGGCCAGAGCGGTACATTATTAAGTTTGTCGGATCATCTGGATGTGGATTTACTAAAGGAAAGTTTTCCTCTAGTTCTTGTAAGATTGACTGTAGCTGAAGACCACTGGTCTCAAGCATACTGAGGGAGATTGGGGTTTGCATGTTCAAAGAATGCGGGCATACGAGCACGTTGTGTTTCGATTAACCCTTCTGCTTTTCCTGCATACATCAAGCTGTCACTCTGATCAAGCCAGAACTGTTTATCCAGGTACTTGTTCTCAGACTTCTTGAGTGGTTGCATTACCCAATTAATGGTTGCCTTCCTGAGGCGATCAAGAGAAGGAGATACAGTGAGGCCAAGCTCACGACATACCAAGCTATTCGTTGCCACATGAACTTGTTCATCACGACTGATGTCAGCGCTTACTGTTCGGAGACCAGCGTCACCATTAAAGCGGAAGAATGGCAATAGAACGAAGAAAATTGCACGCTCGGCCACCATTGCTTTGAGGACCGTGTGATCAGGATGCGCCGTCCAAGCATCGCGGAGTCGCATGGCTTCGGCTTCAGCAACTGGGTCAGTGCCGAGAGCTTGGGCGATGTAACCGAGAGCCAAGTCGTGATTCTCTTCGTCTTTGATGTTGGATCGGAGTAGGTCCCTCGATAGCTCTGGAACTTCATTCTTCAATGCATCGTTAATAAAGTCGCCAACAGGAAGTTCCATGTGGCGAAGGGCGAGAGCCCGGAAGATGGTTTCCTCCGAGCCCTCAACAAGTTGACCAGCAGTGGTTTGCACTGGTGTCCACTTACGCTTACGATTAAATAGTTTCTGATAGGGGTTCATTCGCCGCAATTACAATCAGGAGCAGGGTCGTCATTAAACAACTCGTCCAGGTAATCGTCGATGTCAGATTGAGACAACGCAGCGTATGCGTCTGACTTATCCTGAACATCTCCCATCACCTGCAAGCTGTAATACAAAGAGGTTTGGGGGCTGCTCAGCCACTCCTCGATGAATGCTTCGTCGTAAGTAACTACGTCACTCCACGAGTTGAAGCTATATCCATGAAGAAGCCCAGTCATAGAAAGCAAACGGACAATACCGTTAGCTACTTTGAAGTAATCATCCCAGCCAACTTCAGACGCGATCTCAACAGGACCGTAGTCAAAGCTCTGGACGCCAAACGTACCGCTGTCACGGTCAACTTGACGGGCAATGGGAGGAGCGATCTCAGGTGTGGTGGTGTACCCATCGAGATCTTTGTACCGGTAACTGCACGAGGCAGTAGGAGCAATGGCAAAGGCACGCACCATGTTGTTTGCCTTAGCGATCTCTGCAGCCTCACGGATACCAGCGTGAAGCTCATGGGCAAGCACAGCAGCAGGAGTCCGTTCATGAGGTTCGTTGTTGACGATGTGCATCAACGCCTCACCAAACTCCTTGTAGCTCACCCCTTGTTGACGGAGCAAGTTGGAAAGCCCAAGCATTCCGAGACCGACCTGGCGATCAACCTCTGGAGTGAGGTATTCACCGCTGTCTCCAACACCTGTTTTTGAGTGGAGGTGACACAGTTCGGACATTCCACGTGAAAACGCAGATCGAATGTCATCAAGTTCGCATGCCCCAAGGTTGACATGTTGCAGTAGACAGGTGCCCCGTGTTGGCAGGTACACCTCCAGGCAAACATTTCCGTAGATACGTTGTCCACGTTTATCGACTTTAGTTTTGTTGAGCCAAACGTCGCCGCGTTTGATGGCAAGAATCAGCGCTTCCTTGACGTCATTCGTTGCAACGTTCCACCAGTGGTGGTTGATGTTAATACAACGCTTAACCCAAGGAAGCTCAGAACGAGAAGCAGTAATGAACTCAAGCACATCAGGATGGTTGAGATCAAGATGACATACAACAGCTCCATTTTTGTAGATACCACCACGCCTCAG